AGGGCTGGACGAACAGGATCGAGCCGGGATCTTGGTCGATAATGTAGCCGATTATGTTCAGCTCCAGCTCGGATTTTCCTACCTGAGACGCTGCCACCATTACGATCTTACGGATCTTCGGATCCGTGAACGCTTCCATAGGTTCCCGCAGGTACGGCGTGCGCGAGGTGCGCCACGGGCCAGACTCCGCGGAGTTCTCCGGGGATAGGCGGCGGTGTCTATCGGCCCATTCGGCCACCGTCAGATCTTCGGGTGGCTTAAAGTTGCGAATGGCCGGTGCTATGGCTGCGTTGAGTTTCGCGGTGGATTTTTTAGTCGTCGGCTTCATCAGCGGCCACTATGACGTCGCTCCAGCCTTCACGATCCCGCACCCGCCGCTGATATACCGCCGGATCGTAGTTGTAGTTTGCGAGCTCGTTCAGAATTTTGTAGCACTCCGCCCGGATCAGTGCCGAGGCTTCGTTGGCGCTTGCCACCTGCACAACGTCCATGGCCAAACGTCCGGGGAGTGCCATTATCATGCTGCGGACAGTGTAAACGAGGTCGTTCGTCACGGCCTCCACGTCCTCGCTGCGGTGCATTTTGCCTTCGAGCTCTTTCAGTTGCATGGCTGCCATGTCTGCCTTACTGCGTTTCATGTCAGCCTCAGCCCGCAGCTTCTCCATTTCAACCTGAGCAGCGTCGGCGCTTTTGGCCTCTCGGCCGTTGGCTTTGTCGCTCAGGTAACGGATGTAAGATTGCACCGTCGGAAGCAGGTCGAACATATACGGCCGCTTTTGGGCGGCTGGAATAATTCCCTCTTTTGCGAGCTGCTGGATCCGGCGGTCGGTGACGCCGAACAGCTTCGCAATAATGGCAGCGTTTTGGAGATTCTGCTTGCCTTCCGCCATGGCGCCACCTCCTTTCTTTGGGGCAAACGAAACGAAACGGCCTGAAAAAATTTTTCTGAGTCTGCGCGTGTTTTGGGCTCGCCAGCACCGCAGGCGTTTGGCGGCCCGGACAGTACCTTCGGGCTGCGGAAAAATTTCGGCGCGGTTGCTCGGTCGAGTTGCTTTGCCTTTTGCTTCTTTGCTTTGGTCGCTTTGTTTCGCTGTTCTTTGTTGCTGTTGCTTTTGGTTTCGCTTTGGCTTTGCTGTTCGATTGCTTCGCGCTTGGCTTGCTGCTTGGCGCGTGTTCGTTGGCTTGGCTTTGGCTTGTGAGCTCGGAGTGTTGGGCTACTTCATTACCTGATCTATGTAATGGTTGAAGCGTTCGCCGAGCTTCTCGGAGATTGTTGTCTCAATGGTCTGGCGTGCTTTGCCGTCGATCATCTGAGGCACGGACAGAGTACGCACGGCCTCGATCGGGGAGCGCCCCCTCCCAGTCTTTTGAAACGGAAGCATGGAGCCGCCGTTTCCACCGGTGAGGAACACGTTCGAGCCGAGGCTCACGCGGGAGCCTTTGATGATCGTCGCCTTGACTTGGTACGGCCGCGGTGGTCGAACCATTGCAACGTCACCAGCTCCGGCGATCAGTTGGCCGGGGATTCTGATCGGCTTCTTTTGCTGAGCGCTTGGTCTGGACTTTGGGCTCATTTTGAAATGCGTTGGCGTCAGTGTCCGCCCCTTATAAATGAGGGAGGCACTATCAACTTGAACCCCCGCCACTTGGATTGAGCTCTGCCCCCTCCGAGGTTGCTGTTTGGCCTCGTTGATTGCGACAGTGTCTACCCCGTAGTGTTCGCGGATTCCCTTCGATACCCACGCAGGCGCACGGCTCATAAAGTCGTTGACGGTTTTCTTGATTGCCGTCTGTCCGCCGTTCTCCAGTTTGTTGAGTCGCTTCACAATGTCCTCAGCTCCGGAGCATGTCACGGTGAAGCTGCCAGAGGTTCGGCGGCTTTGGCCGGTATAGAATAGACTGCCCATGTGTTTGCTCCTTCCTGTGGAAAATTTGCACCCCTCCCAGTTCTTTTCTGAGGGTAGGCACATAGGAAAAACCGCCCGGATCTTTATCATGTCCCCGGACGGCTTTCGCTGTTATACAGAGTAGCACGGTGGTTTATCCCCTTTTATCCCTTTTTGTCCCTTTTTATCCCCCCCTGTGTGCTCGTGAGCGCTCCGTCTGCGGCTTTCTCCTGAGTGTGTGCGTATTTCTTCGGGCACACAAAAAAGCCCGCCGTCGGCCTTCCTGTGGCTTCTGGCGGGCGTTGTTATCCCTGTTCTTGTTTTGCTCTGTATATTTTGGCCAGCGATTGAAGCGCCGAGCCGTGCAGCTTGAACGTTCTTTTGAGGTAGCGCTGCTCGTGTTCGTCGTAGTCCTCCCGGCTACCATGAAGGGCGGCGCATACCGTCCACCAGTTCGCAGCGTCGAAGTAGTGCATTTCTAAGACGGTCTGCTCGTCTGGCTTTTCCATTTCGGAGATCAGGGCCTCCAGTTCGCTGCGTTCCTGATCCTCGTCTGCGATCATTCGGCGGATCGTTTCCTCCAGTGTTACCTTCTGGATCACCTGCCGTTCCTGTTTGCTGGTTCCGTCGCCACCGCCTCCGGATATTCCGTCGAAGCTCGGCGAGGATATGGAGCCCATGACGGCCTCCAGATTCTCCAGCCGTTCGATCTGGTTGTCGATCCTGCGGTGGAGTGCTGCGTAGCTTTCCAGCTTTTTCTTGATCTCGTCGGTTTCCTTCGGCTGTTTTGCCTCACTGTTCTGGTGCATGGGTTCCACCTCCTTTCGCTGGCTTATTCCGTGAACATTCTCTCGAAGTGCTCGCGGCCCAGCTCTTTGCCCTTCCTGAACAGTCGGATCCCGGTCGTCTTGCCGGTTGTCTTTATGTAGCGTTTTACGATTACGTCCACAAATGCGGGCTCCATTTCCATGACATAGGCAGGCTGCCCGACGCTTTCCGCAGCGATCAGAGTCGTGCCGGATCCTCCGAAGGTGTCGAGGACTCCCTCGGCCCATTGCGTATTGTCCAGCAGCTTCTCCAGTATCTCCACCGGCTTTTGTGTCGGGTGGAGCTCATTCCCGGAGCGGGTGGCTTCGATCACGTTCCCATAGCCTTTGTGGTTGTCCCATGCTGGCTTTGTTCTGTGGGCGAACATGACGAGCTCGTGCTGAGCTCTCCAGCCGTTACCCATTCCCGGTGTTTTCTTATTCCAGACGATCATATTCCGGATCGCAAGGCCCGAAGCCTCCACCAGATCCCACAAATAGAGCCACATTCTCCAGTCTGTGAAGATGTAGGCCACCTTTATGTCGGTAGCAGAGAGGACGGCCCTCATCAGTGTTTGGTAGCCTCTGGTGCTGAGGTTGTCCGAGCTGATCGTCGGCGTTTTCTGCCCGCCGTTCCCGTCGGACTGTTTGGTTCCGATACTTCCGACGGACTTTCCGGACTCCTGAAAACCTCCGGAGCAGTACGGTGGATCTGTGAGAAGGATCTCCGGGTGGTTTCCGTCCAGCAGCAGGCGCATGGCGTCCTCGTCTGTGGAGTTGCCGCAGACAACGCGGTGGCGTCCGAGGATCCAGAGGTCGCCCTTCTGTGTGATCATTCCGTCGCCCTCCGGAGTTTCCGGGATCTCGTCCGGCTCTGTGAGGTCATTGTGCAGGGCTTCGGCCAGTCCGGTGACGAGGCTTTCCACCTCCTTGTCAGTGTAGCCGGTCAGCTCCATGGGGATCTCTCCGGTGTCAATGTCGGCGAAAATGTCGGCCAGCAGCTTGTTGTCAATCTCGGCCAGCTCTGCGATCCGGTTGTCAGCCACCAGATCGGCGTATTCCTCGGCCTCGTTCGTGTAGTTCTGATAGTCCACCGGCACTTCGGCGAGCCCTTCGAGCTTGGCAGCAGCGAGGCGGCCGTGGCCTTTTACTATGAAGCCGGAGCGCTTCGACACTGTGATCGGCGCCCTCCACCCAGTCTGGCGGATAATGCGGCCGAGCGCTTGGATCTGTGCGTCCGGGTGTGTGTTCGGGTTTTTTGGGTTGGGGATCAGCTTCTCAATGGCCACGATCGCGTCATGGGCGCAGAATACCGGTACCCCTCCGGCGGTTGCCTTTGGCTGTGCTTCTGTTTTGTAGTCCATTTATTCGTCCTCCCTTACATGCTCCCCGGCGTCCGCTGGAATGAGTCCGCACTCGAAGGCGCGGCAGATCTCCAGCTTTGACGCTCTGAGGATTTCGTTTTCTTTGCAGCCGGTGTTCCAGCATTTTTCGCATATTTCCGGCATGAGTTACTCCTTCCGCGGCTTCGGCGCGTTCTGTACGTTCACGGTGTCCAGTGTGCGGGCTGCTTTCAGGATTCTGCGGCGGTAGCGCTTCCAGCTCTCGTCCTGTTTCTTTACGACGCCATAGATCGGGCCCACATTGGAGAGGGTGAGCTGTTCCATGGTTTCGTATTTCGGTAGACTGCGAGGGGGGAGCCCCAGCTTTTCGCGGATCCTTTTCTCGTAGTCTGTGTTGTTTTCGCCTTTATTTCTTCTAATACCATAAATGGGGCCGACGCCGTTTAGCGTGAGCCCTTTCATGGATTCGTCCAGAGTGCGGGAGATCTTTCTCCTGCGATTGTATTCCCTGATCTTTTTCCCGGTTCGCCCGATCCAGATCAGGAGAGCGGCCACCCAGAGAGTGATCAGCAGCATGGCGGTGGGTACCCATACGAGCCCGGCGATCACCACCGGCCAGCTCATTGAAATAATTCCGCAGGCTTTCAGGATTGCCAGCACGGCCACGCCTGCGAGTGTTGCCAGTGTGTAGAGTATCGGCCAGCCCATAGGCTTGTTCTTGTTATCGTCCATTTCGTCCTCCTTTTCTTTTGGCTGCTCGTCTTGCTGCGCGGTTCGGTCGCACCGGTTCTCGCCTGATCGGCCAGTGGTAGAGCGGGGCCGGTTTTTCCGGATTGCCCCGCAGCATATCACCGCCGATCTTGTAGAGTGCTTCCGAGTAGCTCAGTGTGGTGCTTTCCGCCAGCCTGTGAGCTTGTTTTTCTATGTCGTTGAGGTCACGCTCCAGATAGAAGGCCAGCGCTTCGGCGTATCGCCTACGCTGGAGTGCCTCCAGCACGTCCCCCGGTATATTTCCGCCGGGGAAGTAGCGCCTCGCGTCTATTTTGAGAAAGTAGAGCCCCTCTGTGTTATTTTCTTCTTTCACGCTTTGCCCTCCTTCGCTGCGCGCGGTTTGGGCCTTCTTTTCGGAACGGTGACAAAAGCCCGGCCTTGATCGCGCACTCAGTACAGAGCATTTTCGCGCCCTGTTCCTTGGCGAGTCGGTCGGCTTCCGGGTGTTTCCAGCATTTCCGGCCGCATGTCGGGCACTCGACGGGATCCCAGTCCGGGTGCTTGGCCTGCACGTCGCCGTTCAGGTTCTTGTCCAGCGGGAGGCAGAGGATCCCGCCCCGGTCGGTCTGCTTTCTCGGCGTCAGATCGAAGCCGTGAGCCCGGAGTCGTTCGCGGGTG